GAATAAAAATACATGTCCGCACTATCTAATTTACGAAACTCTCCTGTGCCAAGGTATACCAACAACAAAAAGGCATCTATCACTTCCGACTCATCCATGCAGTTGTGCCCATGTACGCCCCAACGATGCCTGCCCCACTAATGTAGAATAAGTTGCTTATATCGGACAGAGCTTCGATACGCTCAAGAGGTATCCAAGGTGTAAACAGCGCGGCGGTGAACAAGCCCATGCCTATCAAAGTGTATCTTGCCATACGCAACTGAGCCAGACTTTTACGTAAATCTCGTTCTGTTTCACGGATCTCTTTTGCATGTTCAAGTTCGTCGTCTGTGACTACGCCATCTCCGTCAAGGTCATATTTGTCGTAATCGCTTTCTGGCTGTAGCTTTTTATTCATTTCTGGCTCTCCCGTATCTCTTTCAGGCTTTCCTGAACCGTCATTTCCCTCTTAGCGTTAGGGTCATACTTGCATTGATATTCTGACGGTATGTACTCCATGTATGCAAAAATCTGTGACTCAATGGTGTTGTTTGCACCCTTGAACACACAAACCGTTTGCTTGTTGTCCAGCTTTTCGCATTTTACTTTTCGGCAAGTTACCATCAGATCGTCTGCGTTAGCTACTGTCCCCTTCAAAAAGAAGACAAACCCAATCAACAGGCCCGCACCAACCAGACTCATCACTATCCACGCCACAATCTCTACAAACTTGCGACGGCGTTGCCTTTGCTTATACAAAGTCTCCTGCCTCTGTTTGCGGATCTGACCTTCCATTTTTACAAGGGAGTCCCATTTGGACTTACCAAGAGTCAGCCCAATCCATTGTTGAAGCTCTCGTCTTTGCTGCTCGGCTTTTTCTTTAGCGGCAAAGGTTTCTATAGCCTCCTGTTCAACGGACTTACCATTGAACAGCTTTTTAAAGATGGGAGGGTTCTTGGCTTCTTTCTCAAGCATGTCTAGGTCACTGAGAGCACCCATCCATCTTGATAAGTCAGCGGCCATAGACTCAATGTCTCTGCCTATTGCAAAGCCTTTTTTAATAGCTCCAAAAGCGGCAGACGCCGTTGCCATAGCAGTTACTGGATCCATTAGCTTTTCCCGTAGCTAAAGGTAGGGCTTAACTATAACCGTTGTAACCGCCACCTTTTACTGCTGCACCCATACCGCGAGCAGTCATACGGCTCATAGTCGTAGGGATCTTGGCGTCAGCAGTTTTGCCGTAAGGTATACGACCCTGACCTTTGATGTCAGCAAAATCATCAACTTTTGGCGCTGAACCCGGCTTGTTAGTCACAATCTTTACTGCGCTCATCTTATTCACCTCTCTGCTTAATAAACTCTCGTTCCATAGCGGCGTTAATACGAGCCTGCGTCTGCCGCTCTTGGCTAGCCAGCCTTTGCTGGAACTGATCTGCTCGCATCCTCTGGTTCTGTGCATCCAGATTAAGCTTGGCTTGATCCACTTGTGCGTCAGCCTGTTCCGCTTGTGCCTTGATCTGGAGCTCCTGCTCTTTCAACTTGACTAACGGATCAGGGCCCTGACCGGATACCTGTGCAGACATCTGCTTGACCATCTGCATACCTTCGGCAACAAACTGTGCGGTCAAGCCCTCAACCTGCAACATTTCTTCTTCCGTAGCCGCCTCACCCCCAGCCGCTTGCCTTGACTGAATAAACTGTACTGCCGCCCGCTCCCGCGCGGCAATCTTTACGTGCTCCATGATATGCTTCTGTAGTTCCATAGCAATGGCAGGCATCGCCGCAACCATTGGCGTAGATCCAAAGACCATGTGAGCCATTATATGTGCCTCATGCTCTTGCCCTTCAAAAGCTTTCAATGGAATCATGTCCATAGAGTCGATGTTCTCTTGTGCAGGATCCTTGGGAACCGGCTCCTCGTCAGGGACGCGCTTCATAATACGGTCCGTGTCCCGTACACCAAGAGCCTCATACATGTCCTGATATACCTCGTGCATGTTATGCAACTCCGGAGCAGCCCCAGCCAACTGCAACTTAGTCTGAGCCAAAGCAATCCTTTGTGCCTGACTAAACACATTCGGATCCGATACCGGAATAACGTCTATCCGGTCATCAAAGTCCGACGCCATGATAGTAGCGTCCGCACCTTCCACAGAATACGGATACTCTTGCGGCAAACTCTCGCTCATCACTCGCGAAAGGATCTTAAACTCCTGACGCATGGCATAGTGCAACCGTTTATGCACCGCGCTCATCACTCGTGAGCCCTGTTCTAACAGAGCTATAGTAGTGCCTACCGCAGCTTGCTGATTACCGTCACCAACTTTCATGTCAGTAATGGTCGCGAACCGCTGACCAGCGTTAACAACAAAGCCTAATAACTGAAACAGCGTCTGATCCGGCCCCTTGAACGGCAAAGGCATCAAACTGTCACGAATAGCCCCGCCCGGAGCGTCCACATCCCTAAATTCACCGGGCTGTAGCGGGTCATCATCGTCCCTGATCCGTAGTCCGCGGGCCTTGAAGCCTGCTGGTAGGTTGGAAAGCGTTCCAGCGTCGATTAACTGGCGAAGAGCCGCTGTTGCAGTGCGCGAAAGCCCGCCAATCGTGTGAATAAGGCCCAAACCATAGAAACCAAAGCCCGGAAGGAACTTGTAATGCACAAAATACTGTATTTTTCTCTGCAAATCATCGTCTTCGCGGTAATTTCTACGAATTGACAGTATCTGGCCGTTGTCCTGACTAATTGTTACCACATATGGTATCTTGATACCGGTGGGCTCGCCGTCTTCGTCCTCATCTTCGTACCCTTCAAGGTCCAAATCGACATGGCATTCCAAAATAGTGCAGTCATAGTCGATCTGAGAGGGCGTAACACCGTCAATACGTTGTATCTCGTCGCCCACGCTGTCCATTTCGGCCTGCGCGGGTAAAACCGGTATGTCCAGATAGAACCCAGACACCTGTTTCTTGCGAAGATCGTTCAACGACATACGCAAAACCTGCGTTATATTAGGACAAGTGTCCAAATCTGCCGTGTCATAAGGAACAACCAAGTGTTCCGCCGGTATAAACTTGCTTACCGCACGGCCCATTGTTTCGTCATAGTAAACTTTTTTGAAAGTGCTGCCCGCTAGCGGTAAATAAAACAGCATCTGGTCCATGTCTGGCGTGTAATCCTCCATCACGTTGGTGATGTAGAAGTTCATAAACTGCCTTACACGTTGTGACTGCTGCTGTTTGGCGGTTGTTTCGCTTCCCATAACAGCAGTTCGCACGGGGCCGCTGGAAGGCAACAACTCATTGAACGCCTGCGCTTGAAATTGCGTAGCCGCCTCGGCAAGCAACGGGTGCGTAACACCAGAGGCCCCGCGGAACGGCTGTGTTCTTTCTTCATAGTTGAAGCCAAGAAGTTCAAGACCGTTGGCATAGGCATCTTCCCAATCCTGTCTACTAGATTTGTTTGCATCAAACTCTGCAAGCAGTTCACCGGCTATGCGACCAAGCTCCCTGTCAGGCATCTCCTCTGCAAGGTTCATATAGAAATCATCACCGCCCCCGCGCTGGTCCTGCGGATCAAAATCAATGGTCACACCGCCGTCATCTTCGGGGATCATCTCAATGTCCATGCCTTCAGCTACACCTTCAAAGGCGACCACGTTGTCGTCCATGCTGCCCGGTAGCTCAAGTTCTATTTCGGCGGCGAGATCCTCCGTGTCCAACTGAGACGGGACGTTGTCCATCATTCCTGCAATCGGTTTACGTGCCATTTAGCGTCTCCTTTGAGGCTAACTTACCATAGGACGATTCATATTTCTAGCAACAGGGGCTAAACTAGCCACGCCCCGTGGTCCGCGGCTCATGTTCCGCGCTACGTCGGCCAGTGTTATTACACCGCCTTCGGCTTTTTTAGCTGTAGCAGAAACAAGGTTTTTGGGATCAAAAATAGCATAATTAAAGGTGTCACCTTCGTAGGTTTGATACCCGTCAAAGCCCTTTTCTTTTAAAACGGGGGCGATAGATTCCATCGCATCGTAATTCCCCACCCTCATAAGTTCTAAAAAAGTCTCGTCATACGGGCTTGGCAAATACGGGTTTATTTCATCAACGGGAACTCCCGCTTCTCTAAGTATGTTAGCGTGTTTCGGGTTTTCCGGATTAAAAATGTTTAGGTTATCTTTTATATACACCGGACGAATGTTCGCACCCTCACTCACAATGGGCTCATATTTGCCCGACGAGCCGTACTGTGGAATTACTCCCGCGTACTCTTCGGCATATTTCGGGTTGTCTGAAAGATAAATAGCCCCCGACGGGCCCACCTTAAAATCTTCAAAAGAGTCTGTTGTACCGTGATAAAAAACATAGGGAATAAAATCACCTGTGTCGGAATTTTTATACCCTAGAACACCCAAATTTTCGGCTGACTTGGGGGCGGTAGTTAAAGATGCTTGAAACTGATTAGGGTACACTTCTTCGTAATCTACATCTCCGTACTCAAGTTCTTCACGGATGGCGTCGTCAATAGTATCCACAGCATCTGTTTCATCAACCACTATGTCAGTGTCAGCCGCTTCTCTTTTGCGAGTTGCAACAGGGATTTCTGTTTTTAGCTCCGGGTTTAAAAAGCGTTGTTGAACAACACGAGCTTCAATCTCTCCGTATAAAGCTTCATACACATTTATAGCCCGACCCATCACATAGTCGCTATCACCCTCTACTCCTAGACGTTCTTTAAGAGAGTTGTATATCGACATGAACTCTCCGCCACCCGGAGTGTTCTCAACCGCTTGAACCGCGTGTTGTATCTCGTGCAATAATGAAGATTGAAAATCACGAGCATTCGTAGCTTGCGCCATCGCTATAGTCGGCTTTCCACGAACACCATCATGCAAATAAAAACCACCAAGCTGCTTGGTTTCGCCCCCAACTTTTATGTTAGGAGCTTCCACGCCTACTACATAAACATCGCGAAGCTGGGGGTATTCTTCAAATAATTCTGGAAAGTCTAAAACCTCTGACAAGGTGGGGGCACGACCAAAACCTTTTTGTCCATCCGCGAACCTAGCCTCTTCAGGCATATCGTTTAAAAACAGGTCTTCTGTATTCGGATCATACTCATATCTTTGAACATCCGGTTTGAAACCAAACGACACTCTGTCTTTAGCGTAAAAATAATCCCCACCTTTAACAGTGTATCTGCTTACCTGAGAGCTTTTATCCCCTATTTTTAAAGTAGACTTTTCAGTGTTAGGTATCTCATGCCGAAAGGCATCAACATCCATGCCTAAAACATCGCTGTCAAAATAAGCCTGTGTTGCCCTGAATATTTCATCTTCATTTTTACCCATCTTGCGAAGCTCTTTAGCTATCTTTTCTTTCGCAGGACCCGTTGTAGAGTTTCTACCCGCAAGAATTTCTGTAATAGACGTGTCTGGTAGAGTGTCGTCCGGTAGCGGCAACATCGAACCTTCCGGGGTGACTGCCTGCGCCCGAACATTCGGCAAAAACTGCATGAAATCTTCAATGCCGCCAGCAACTGATTTAGCCCCTTTGGCCGTGAGCATCTCACCAAGACCCGCTACCCCACCAACTAACCGGGCATCGTCTCTAATCTTTTGTAACTCTTCAGTAGGGGCATCGCCAAAGACCCGTTGTCCAAGAGCCTCGGATCCCGCAACCTTTTGAGCCTGCTCTGCAAAAGGATTTAAATAAGATAGCAAAGAAGCCGTTGGAGACATGGCAAGAAGGCGGGGATCTACCTGAGAAGCTATACCCGTAGCGGCTGCACCAAGGTCAACGACACTACCCACAAGGTCCGTAGTTGCACCTTGGGCCAAACCCGTAAACGTCTCTCGCGTAGAACCGGGCTGGTTTACGTCAAAACCCCGTGGTTGTGGACGTTCCGCCATCAGTAGTATGCCTTAACCTGCACGTGAGCGTCTTCATCATCCCAGTCATCTGTGGGCAGTTGTACAAAGTTACCTTGCCTGTAGCGCATCAAAGCCTGTGTCATGCTGTCAACCAAGTCATCATGCTCCCCGTTTGGAAACGCCGCCACCTCTTCAATGATCTCATCCGCAAAAGTGGTGTCGGGGGCCCAAACCATACCTGCCTCAAAAAGCGGCGACACAGAATGAACTCTGGTCACCTTATCATTACCCTTGCTCGGCGTAAAGTTAACAACGGGTATTCCCATGTTTCGTAATTCGTGTGTCAAAGGTAGTCCTGATGCTTTGGCTTCAACTATTACTGTATCGGGCTCCCAATACTTATACTGCTCCAACGCGATCTCTTTTAGCTCTGGAAAGTCCCACCGTCCTTTCTGACTGTCCAAAAGTATGAGTCCCGGAGGGCCCCCAACCTCCTCTGGACGAAACACACCCCACGTTGTGATGGCCGAATAGTCCGCCGTTTCGCGTTTACTAAAAGCCGTGTCATACGACTGAATAACATATTCAAGGTTGGGAATGCGGTCATGCTCCCACTTGTTCCACCACTCTCGACGGATGATGGCGTTCTCTTCGCCTGTCGGATTTTGCTGATACTGGGCGTTCCACTTGCTTGGCGGGATTGATGCTTTGACCGCGGTCAGATCTTCCAAAGACCAGAACTCCGGCCAGCACGGCTTTTCATCATCAAAGATGGCAGGGAGCTCCACAACTTCCCACTGATCGGCTAACGGATCTTTAGCCATTGCACGTAGCAGTTGCCCCGTCATGTCCTTTTCGGACCACCGGGTCTGAACCAGAACTATACTACCACCCGGCTGGAGCCTTTGTCGGGGGCCCCCTGTGTACCAATCCCAAGCATCATCAAAACCGTTAGCGGACATTGCTGTCTGCTCAGAATGAGGATCATCTATGATCACCAAGTCGCCACCACGACCGGCAAGGTTAGATCCCACTCCGACAGCGTAGTACATCCCGCCAGAAGAAGTATCCCAACGACCAGAAGCTTTACTATCAGCAGCCAGTTTAACATCTGGGAACACCTCCTTAAACTCATCGCTATCCAAAAGGTTTTTTGTTTTACGGCCAAAATTAACGGCAAGCTCTGTCGTGTGCGTTGCCTGAATAATCTTCATCTTTGGATTTTTACCCATCATCCACGCAGGAAACAAGAATGATGCAAACTCGGACTTCGTATGACGCGGGGCCATGTTGATAATTAAACGCTTTAGTTCCCCCGACGCCACGCGCTGCAACTGGTCCGCAATAATTTTATGATGACGACCGGCAATAAACTCCGGCCACATGTTTTTTACAAAAATTAAAAAGTCCTCGCGACACGCTTCGTTCTTCTCAATCTGCGCTAGACGAAGGCGAAGCTTGATCTCTTGATCAGAAACATCCATAGGGGGCCCCTAATTGCACAAAATATGTGCAGAAATATGCACAATTATTTAACAGTGAACAAGCTCTAATCATTTGCCTAATATTTAGGCAATGTTTCACGTGAAACATTCATACCGTTTTTCACATAAATATTTGAGAGAAACATGGCCCTAGCTAGCGCTAGCCACGGCGTGGGCGGCGGCGCGAGATTTTTGGATTTTTGGCGGATTTCTGCGGTTTTTGACCCGATATGGGAAGGGACCCGAACAACTGGCCGCGGTCCGCGAAACACGGGCTTTCGTTCCGGCGTCCAGATCCGGCGTCCAGATCCGGCGTCCAGATCCGGCGTCCAGATCCGGCGGGCCGGTGATCGAGAGGCCGGGCTTTTTTCCGGATATCGTGGCCGGTAAACTTTCCTAAATTTCACCGGCCACCGGACCACGGGCCACGGATCACGGGCCGGTATGTTTAAGGCTAGGATCGAGGGGCGGGGACCGGCAAGTTTAACTGGTATTTACGGCGGTTTAAACGGCCAGTGACGGGCATAAAAAAACCCGCCGGTAGGTTACCACCGGCGGGGCTGTTGTCGGCTTGTGCGGGGCTTATTCGATATCCAGCGTTAACGTGGAACCGGCCAACACTTCTTTAATTATGCTTTTGACGTCGTCGCGCCCGATGTCGTCGTCATCGTCTGGCAACCTATCACTGATCATTTCGTCAATTTCTGACTGATAGTCGTAAATGCTGAATTCATCCATCACGTCATCCTTCACATTATCGACGTAACTTTCGATCAGGGCTTCCACCTTGTCCCCGATCACGCCCATGATAACATCCCCGACCTGATCCAGCTGGTCCCGTTGCAAGCGACTTGCCGTGCGGGCGGCTTCAAGCTCTCTTTCAAGCTCGACAATGCGGGCATCCCGCGGATCTAAAGTTTCGGCTGGAATAAAGTTTTGGTTTTCCATTTTTAAGTTTCCCGTAGTTAAAGGCCCCCCATCGGGGCCGTCCCCGATAATATGGGTGAAATCCCATATAATGTAAAGCCCCATAAAAAAAGCCCGCCGGTTAAGGCGGGCTAGTGTGAGATGTTGCGGGCCGGTTATGCGGCTACAGCGGCCACCCGTTGCCAATCGGCGGGCTTCATTGCCAGCAACTGGCCGCCTCGTTGTTGCCATACGTCTACGTCGTCCGTGTCGGCTTTATGTGACACCGCGGTCACGGCGTTAATCAGCGTCGCACGGGAAAGGGGCTTGCCGTTTTCATAGCCCGCCTGTCCGATCGTATCCAGCAACCCGTCAAGCACGTTCGACTTTTCTTTTTTGGTTAATTGCATAACCTTGCCAAGGCTCTCGACAACGGCGGTTTTCTCGACGGCCACCCCGTCAATAACGTCGGCGGCGGCATTCTTCATTTGCTCAATAACCTGATCAAACGCGTCGCGGCTTGAATAGGCCCCGACTAGGTCACGAATTTTAAGCTCTAAGGCTTTATTGTCGGCATCCTTCGCCTGATCAGATAGCAAGCCCCAATCGTCGGTATCACGCGCCGACGTAATATGGCTGGAACGGGTTTTGTTTTGTGTCTGCATTCCATTGAGACAAGCCAGTGTCCACGCAATCTGATAAACAGATACCGATCCCGCGCCTACTTCGGAATTTTGCAAGCCGATCCCATTTGCCATCAAGTCGTTTAACGCCGCGCCCGTGCCAGTTTGAACAAGGGATTTAAGACGCAGATATAAACGCTTTTCGGTCACGTCGGCATTGACGACTTGAAACGCGGCGGGGTTGTCCATCAACTGAGGCAATGCGGCTTCCAGCAAATTGACATTGTCGAACGTCTTAAACTTATCGGATACGAAAGCCCGAACGGTCCCGTTCGGATTTATCGCGTCGTTCCATTCCGCACGGGGCGGCACGTTTAAACCTACGCCGCCAAACGTGGCGGGTTGTTCAACTACATTGTGGTGGGTCCGGATCATACGGACGGCGGGTTCGTTTTGCCAAATAGCGTTCACAAGCCCGTCAAATTCGGCGGGGTATCGTGATTGCAACCGGCGGGCCGTGCGGGTGTCGATATCGGCATGACTAGCAATCTGGCCGAACGCCACGTCGTTAATGTCGAAAAATTGCGTCGGTTCCCCGCCGCGCTGTTCAACAATGATCTGCGGCTTGCCGGTGATAGTTGTTGATTTCTGCAAGTCATTAGTCGGGGCCAAATAATCAGCGGCGCGACTGGCCTGATCCTGTACTTTTTGAAGTAAAGCCGAAAGTGAATTTTTGTTGTTTTCGATGTTATGTGTCATGGTTTTATTTTTCCCGTTTAAAGTTAAAAACCGGCGGGCATAATTGCACCGCCGGTTTTGTTGTCTCATAAATTCGCATATAAAGCAAGGTTGAATTTTTAGAAATTTTATTCCGCACCCATATCACCGGCGACATGATGCCGGATAACCGCCCGCGGCGATAGCGTCCGGACAAACGCCCGCAACCGGTCCCCGTCGGATTGTTGTTGGTCCTGTCCGGCGGTTGCCCGCCAATGTATAGCAACATTACCGCCCGCGGCATAACACCCGCCCCGTTCGTCGTTCTCGATTTTCTTTTTGCTGACCCCGTGACCGGTAAAGCCGACGATATAATCACGATCTGAACGGGCGCATAACGGCTTGCCATTGCCACAATTTACGCAACCGACGTGATCCAAATATTCCGCCGGACAGCGAACAACCCGCACCCCGTCGGCGATTGCGTTTTTGCCATTTTTCCAAAATGATTTTTTAACGACGGTGACAACCGGCGAGATTTTATCTTTCATAATTTGCACGGCTTCCGACAATGTATCGGCGGAATAGTTTATGGTCGTCTTATTGGGGGCTAATTTATGCGCCCAATATAACGGGTGGAAATGTGAATAGGTAAAGCTTTCCCCGCGGCGGGGCTTGGCATCAAGCACGGCGTCCAGATATTCATAATCTATTTGACCGGCCCCGCAACCGCGCCCGCTATCGTTCAGTTTACAGTCGGCGGGACAAGTACCGAAATTGTCCCCGTCACCGGCGCGATATGTCACGGCCAAGCCCGCGGTTTTATTAGCGGTTGAATTTTTAACAGTTTTAAGCATTGCAATAACTCCCGTAGTTGAATGCGATTTATCCCATATATAGAATAAAAAAAGCCCCGTCAATAGAACGGGGCCATTTTCTAAAATTTTATCGCCGCCTACGCTTTACATATCGCGTCCGCTTTTGTGCGTGTTTTTCCCAATCCGGACCATATAACAAGCGGCCAATCAAACTGAATATAAACATCAAGCCGCGGCCCCTTCTTTTTCTTTATCCTCACGTCGGCGCAATTCCCAAATTAAATGCTCAACATTGGACAAACTGCCCAATATATGATCCGGCAAATTGTTCTGGTATGCCAAGTCATATAACGCCACCAAATCAATGTGGATTTTCCGTTTAACGTCGATCATCGTTCAAAACTCCCGTGTTAGTTTTCAATAGTGTCGTCTAGATACGCGCCACCGCCGACACTTTCCCATAACTCTTGATCGGTCATAGAT